TAGACTCAATTTCAGTACCATAGTTTTTTACAAACCAACAATTTTCAGCCATTTGCAATAAATTTGTTATATTTTTGTTATATTTCAGTACATCAATTTGTCCAGTTAGAAACTTTGAATTGATATTTACAAAGCTCTCTATTTTGTTAGTAATCAAATAATTTTCAATTAGATCTTCAAGGGATACATCACTATAAAACTTATCACGAACATAGTTTATGTAACTAAAAGTAAGATCTACTGGATTTCTAAAAATTGCAAAGTTAGTGTCTACATATTTTATCGGAGTAGTAGCAAAATGTCCACTAACAAACTCGTAATCATGGAATGATTCTGGAAATTGTCTTATGTGACCAGAAAAAACTTTTTTACCTGATTTATTTATTGCAAATTCTCTTACAAACACACCACTGGTCCTGGGTATATGAAGATGATAAATAGACATACTACATATTGTATCAGAAGTCAAAAATACCACTATAATTGTTGTATTATGTCAATAGAATCCTGGATCGGTATTATTGTAGGAATTACTACCATCATCACATCAGCAGGATTGGGAGTACGTTGGCTTGTAAGACATTACTTCGATGAAATAAAAGCAGAGCTAAAGCCAAATAGTGGATCAAGTATTAAAGATCAGATAACTAGACTTGAGTCAAAGCAGCAAGAGCTAGAAAAGAAAATGGATTCACAGCACAATAAGCTTGAAAAGAAAATTGACAAGATGTTTGATACATTAATTGATCACTTGTCATCTAATAACAAGTAATATACTATATATAATATATTTAAGCATTTATATACCTAGATAACTAGATATATTTCTAGCTAGATATATTTAATTAATTAATATATATACTACCAAATCCTGATGCGTTGTCAAGTCTTATTTTGATAACACTTTTATAACGATTGTATATACTACTTATAACAACCCTTTATTTACTTGACTTGTTATCATTCTGTTATCTTGACATTTATTTTCTGATATAATTTTATATGCTAGTACTCAGGGTAGTCTCTCATACCCACCATCCTGGGTACTAGCTTTTTTATTTATTATGGTTGTATAATATATCTATGTCCTGTTCTCCTGAAATCTTTGGTGCTAATCCTGCCAACATTAAATGGCAAGTTGTTAGAGGTGATACCTCATCCTTGCGTATTGAATTTTTTGAAAATGATGAAATTACACCATTTGATATTTCAGATTGGGATTTTGCTGCTACTACTTATGATTTTCGTGGTGATGTCCTAGACGAGCTAGAAACTAGTTCTGGAAATGGTTATGTAGACATTACTGCACCTGCAGACATAACGTCTCTATGGGGAAGTGGGTATTCCTCTACAGTTGCAGAATTAGCTTTTGACCTTCAGGTAACTATTGATGACACAATTTGGACACCAGTTATTGGAACCATAACTGTTCTTGGTGATGTTACTGGAGGAAGTCTATAGTGCCAGTTATAAAAATTTCTAACAATACCCCTAGCTTGCCACCAGTAGTAAAGATTAAGGGAAAAACTTTTAAGACTTATAAGTAGGAGATCTATGTCAATCAGCAAAAGCATGGACTTTCCGTCTAGCAAAAAAGCTGGATATGCTGAAGTTGCACAACAATCTCAAATTTTAGATCCTCAAATATCATATGTTCCAGTTCCAGGTCCGCAAGGACCAGCTGGTGATCCTGGTGCTCAGGGACCACGAGGTGAAAAAGGTGAGCGTGGAGAAAAGGGAGACACTGGGCCACGTGGAGAACAGGGAAAAGCTGGTAAGAATGGTCGTGATGGTCAGGATGGAAAAACTTACTTACCAGTCTATGATCAAGATTCTGGATGGGCAAAATATTTTGATAAAAAAGAAAAGATGGTTCCTATTGGTGCAACCAGAGGCCTTGACGGCTGGGTAACCATTAATCTAGATATATCGAAATCAGATGAAAGATATTTACCAAGAAACTCTGTTAGTCTTTACAATGAGAACTCAAAAAGAATAAACCTAAAGTGGTTAAAAATAGGATCTCAGGTAGAGATTACCTACACATTTGAGGTAGAAACGTTTTCGAATAATACCGAGTTGTGGTGTCGAACAATATTTCCAGGTACTGATAGTCAAACAACATCTTTAGTTGGAACTCTTAAGTATCAATATTTATATGAGTTTTCGATTACCCATAAGCTATATGTTGATAGTGAAATGGTTAAGATTAATGGAGCAGCTGTTCAGCTACGTTCAGACATAGATGCCTTAGCTAGACTATCATCTATAACAATTTCTGTATCTTAGCATGCTATAATAATTATTATGGCATTTCCAGGAACTTATAATATTAACTACTACGAGGGTGATACCTACGAGTTTAAGATTTACCCAAAGAACTCTATCGGTGCGACATTTGACCTATCTGGTTACTCCGTTAAGTTTTTTATTGCTACCGCAAGGGGTTCTGGTGCTACTCAGTTTGAGTGTCAGGCATCAATTAGCGTAGATAGTGTCGTTAGTTGCAAGATTCCTCCAGGTATTGGTAGGCAGCTGACAGCTGGAACATCATACGTTTATGACGTTGAGGTTGCCAAAACCGCCGATGGAATTGTATATACTTTGCTTACTGGAACAGTATCGGTAACTGCAGATGTATCTGGAGCAGCATAATGGCAGAGGTTCTACTATCTTCTGATGAGCTAACAGTTCTCGGTGGACCAGCAGAAATCAGTGTTGATGTTGATTTTGGTCCACAGGGAGATCGTGGAAGTCTTATCTTATATGGTTTAGGTAAGCCAGATGATGTAGTTTTGCCAGAAACGCCACAAGTTTATGATTCATATATAAATCTTTTAACTTCTGACGATGAGTATCAGTTTATGTATCAGTTTATTGCTGGACCAAATAACGGATCTCCAGTATGGACAAAACTTTTTAAGCTTACTCCAAATATTTATTCTGAAAATCTTGTAAGAACTTTTGTAGATGGACAAATAGATATAAATATTCCAGTAGCAGCAATTGTCCCATCTGACCTTATTGGAAATTATACAGCAGAAAACTTTAATGTTCAGGTAAGTGTATTAGGAACATCCCCAATTTCTTTGGGTGTATCGGTTTCTGAAATTGAAATTGTTAGTGATCTAGTATCTCTGCCAATATCTATTAATGCTATCGAATATTTAGAATCTGAGTGGGTTGCTGCAGAAGGTCAAAAAACAGTTCATTTGCTTATTACTGTGGTATAATTTGAACTGGTGATAATTAATGGCTTCTGAAAATATTGGATCTCTCTACCCTACAAAAATGCCAGGGTATGATGATGCAGCAGATATTCAAGCTGCACTACGGCTTTATCACTATGGATCGGAGTCATATGATCCAGATAACACTACACCAAATGAAATTCCACCAAGCTCTGTAGCAGGTTATATTAGAGCACTTGAGGATGGTGTTGCAGAGCTACAATCTCTGGGATTTGGTTCTGAATACTCACCAGATGAGCCAGAAGATGCAACAAATGGATATATCTGGGTAGATTCTAATGCAACACTTGCAACAGAATACTCAATTCCATCAGTCATTTATCAAAATAGCGAGCCAACCACAAACCTATCAAGCGGAATGTTGTGGGTAGATAAGGACTCCTCTCCTCTAACAATGTATGTTTATGATGAGGATCTTGGCTGGAGAGAGATTGGTGCATAATGGCTATTAGCAATACTCCAAGACCAGCATATATCTATAACGATGGTACCTGGTATCCGATTTCTTCCCCAGTAAATACAGCAGCAAACTATGACTGGACTGGAGATCATGACTTTTCTGGACCAGTATCTTTTGAAGAAGTACTTGCTGCCCGTGGTGGAATTAATAACTTTCAAAATCCAGCTGCTCGTGATCTAGCAATTCCATCACCAGTTGCAAGTGGTACTGTTGTCTTTATTAGACAGGACTCTATAGGAAATACTATAAACCAGATTCAGTATTACTCTGGCGGTACGTGGGTAAACTATAGTAGTATCGTTATTAATGAAAAAACTCTATCATACACAATTGCATTAAATGACGTTGACAAACTGATAAAAGTTAATAGCTCATCAGATCTTGAGGTCATTGTTCCAGCAGAAGCATCTGTTGCTTTTCCAATCGGCTCTAGAATTGAAGTAATACGCTATGGAACTGGTGAAGTTAGTATAGTTGCAGCCTCTGGCTCTGGTGTAACCATTAGAAGCAAAAATAATAATAATAAAATTTCCGTTCAGTATTCTGGTGCAATGCTCACAAAGATTGGATCAGACGAGTGGCATTTGATCGGTGATCTGAAGGCATAGGTGATGCAATGGTAAATGCATTTGGTTACTATGCATCCGCAAAAGGAATGGTTCTGGTTCCAGACCTATCTGGTCTTTCTTCTGCTGCAGCTATTTCTTTGCTAGAGTCTAGTGGTTTAAATTATTCTTTGGGTTCTGATATAGATACAAACAATAGTGCATTAGACAACTTAGTTGCTGAACAAAGCCCAGTTTCAAACACCTTGGTTGATTATGAGACGGTTGTACAGTTTAGACTTTATAACCTAGTTGTGATTCCACCATTCTTCCCGTTCTTCCCATCTTTCCCACCATCTGTAGCATTAACAGCAACGTCTACTGGTCAAACAACTACTCAGTTAAGCTGGACAGCCTCTAACTTTACACAGGCATCATATCAGATTACTCGTAATGGAGATATTCTTGGTGGTGGTCCAGTAAATGGCACTACCACATCTGGTACAGATTCTGGATTACAGTGTGGAGTCAATTACGCATACACTATAACCCTTTATAGTGGACCAGATGGAACTGGAAGCAGTATTTCAGACTCAGAAAGCGTTACTACAGATGCCTGCACTAACCTATACACAGTAAACTATGAATGCAACGGTGGTACTGGATGTCCAAGTGATACTACTCACAATGGAACCTTTACCATAACTGGTTCAGCACCAACATTCTCTGGATTTACGTTTAATGGATATCACGTGTACTGTAACTCAAGCTTTATTGGAAACTATCAGCCAGGAGATACAGTTTCCTGTGGAGGAAATCTTGAAATTCAGGCACAGTGGTCCAGTGTGGCACCATTCTTCCCATTCTTCCCATCATTCCAGCCAACAATATATGGAACTGGATGCTGTGATGATGGAGCAACCGTTACTGACACTAGCACATCAGAACAGGTATTGCTTGACTCGCTAGAAACTAAGTGTCTTAATAGAGGATCTCTCCTAGTTAACTCAGCAACTAGCACCGTAACTTATCCAACACTTAATTGCTAATAATAAAAATTTTGTAATTATGGCTAAGGTGGTATAATTTAGCAATGAGTGATAAAAAAAGTGCGTGGGAGCTCTGGAAAGAAAGCCTTGGAGAGACACGTCCATGGGATATGTTAAATCCAGCCATACAACAAGTAGATTCTAGTATTGCAGAGCATAGATTTTCTATATGTAAGTCTTGTCCAGAGCTAATTAAGCCAACAAATCAGTGTAAAAAGTGTGGCTGTATTATGAACCTAAAGACTAAGCTACCACACGCAGAATGTCCAATTGGGCTTTGGGGTAAGCATCAAAATTAAAAGTCTAGTTAATGCTTGACTTTGCTAAATGTTCTGTAGACCAGCTAGACCAATCTTTTCCACCATTAGACATTTGATATGCAATCTGAGCACTAACAAGTGGATTGTACAAGTCTTCATTAGACTTTAGTCCATATTTCTTTCTACGATCAGGGCCCATTGACCCAGTCATATTAATCTGGAATAGTCCATAGCAACTGCTAGATTTATTTAGTGCCATTGGTCTATTAGTAGATTCATAAAAGGCAATGGCTTTTGCCATCTTAAGACCATTACCAGAAAAGCCAGCTTGTCTAAGGATTGAGTCAAGCTCATTATCAGACAGCTGGGCCTTCCTATCATAATTAGCCTCTATAAGCTCATATGAGCCACGATCAAAGCTAAGGGTATAATTAGGAACAATAAGACTCTGAGTCGCTGAGAAATGATCCTCATCGATTTGAGACACGTTTGCGGTAGTTAGACTAGCCACAAGACTTATGGTTCCCATGATTACATATGTTTTCATAATTAGTTCTCTATTACTCTAATAAAGGAAATCTCACTTTGAGAAAACCATCCGTTTGTTAGTTCAATCTTTTCTGTTCTTGTACCTGGCTTCTTGGCATGGATTACCATACCATCACCAGCATAAATTCCAACATGGTAGTATTTCTTAGAGTTTAGGTGCTTGAAAGCAACAATATCTCCAATTTGTGGGGTATCTACATAAAATCCAGCATTCTTAGCCTGCTTGCTTGCAGAATGATCTAGCTCAACTCCAAGTCCTTCATAAAACCACTTAGTCATTCCTGAGCAGTCCCATCCAGATGTAGAAGATCCACTAAATACATACCAGGTTTTTCCTACATACTTTTCAAGCAGATCAAGTCTTTTGCCTAGAGCTTCTTTGTTTCTTAGAAGCGACTTATTGTATTCAGCTAGGTCTATCTTTTTTTGTAGTGCTTCAGCAGCTTCCTGCTCAAGTCTTGTTTGTGTCTTGCTTGTTTCAATGATTAAAGACATGGTCTCAATCGTTGGCTTTGTTGTATCTTCAATTGTACTTAATGATTTATGGTCATCAGCCACGGTAGCTGCAGAACAGCCAAGTAATACTACTACCGCTCCTAGTATTGCAACTTTTTTCAAATTGCACCTCCTAAAGCAAAAAGACCTTGTTTAAGGGTCTTGTCCTAAAATTATACCACTTTTT